ATATGCACTATGCAGAGAATGACAAAGGGCTGCTTAGCACGTGGAATCTGAAAGAACTTGCTGACTGGCGAGTGCCGATGAGTATCAAGGGAAAGAAGCAGGTGGAACAGCCCGAAGTCGAGTTTACGCAGGTGCTTGATGAAACACACAATTATATCGTATTGTATTTCGATAATGACGTGGATTGGTTGCAGGCACAGACATTATTTGGCATTAAACCAGTTAAATTACTCTCAACGAAGAAAGGTGCAAATAACATAAACGGGCAAAAGATTGGTTTAGGCAGGGTTTTAAGAGGTAGCGAGGTAATTAATCGGCTGCTGAAAGAAAATGGCTCAAAATCAAAAACTAACAGAAATAAGTAATATGAAGATATCAGTAAACGCACCCAGCTATAAGCGACCGGACGATGTTCGAACGCTTGACTATCTGCCGTTCTGTAAGATATGGGTAGATAATAAGGAATATGAGGAATACAAGAAGAATAACCCAAAGGCAAAGATTATAGCTTGTCCTGATGGGGTGCAGGGGAATCTTTGCAGGGTACGAAACTATATACTCGAAACAGAGTTTAAGAGTGGTGCTGATGTGGTACTGATAATTGATGATGATTTTACCTGCTTACGTAGGTATGATTATGACGAACTGAATGGATTTGGTTATGAACCTCACGTCATAACTAAAGACGAGTTCTTACCTATCATCGAGAAATACTCTATCATAGCCAAAGATTTAGGAGCAAAGTTTTGGGGGGTGAACTGTAACTGCGACCCGATGGCATACAGACATAACACCCCATTCTCGACACGTTCCTATATCGGTGGACCTTTCCAATGTTTCCTGAAAGGTAACAGATGCTGGTATGATGAAAGACTGCCGTTAAAGGAAGATTATGATATGACGATTCAGCAGCTTAATATGGAGCGTGTAGTGCTTAGAGTGAACGCATACCATTATCTTTGTAAGCAGAGTGAACAGAAAGGCGGCTGTGCGACCTATCGTAATAGAGAGAGGGAAGAAGAACAGCTTGAGGCTCTCCGCAAAAAGTGGGGGGGGCAATTGTTAAAGTGGATACAACGAACAAAGGAAAAACCTCCAAAGAAAAGCGATTGGACTACAATCCGATAGTGAGAATACCGATTAAAGGAGTGTAACATAATAAGGTTGAATTATGAGAACTGGAAGAAAAGAGAATCTGATAAACCCGAAAGACCGAACTTCGGAAGAACTTCGGGCTATGACGAGAAAGGGAGGAATCAAGTCAGGAGAGGCACGCAGACGCAAAAAGACGATGCGCGAGGCTCTTGAATTGCTGATGTATAAGTGCGAACTCAATGAGCAGACAAAGCAGATGTTGAAAGCCGAGGGCGTCAGCGAGGAGGATATGAACCATCAGATGGTAATCACTCGCTCACTTATCGCAAAGGCGGAGAGTGGAGATGTGCAGGCGTACAACGCAATCTGTGCGATGATTGGAGAGAAACCAGCAGAAAAAATGGAATTTGATGGTAATATGCAGAGTGAGTTATGTATTACGCATATATCGAAATCGCCCGATGATAAGAATTTTCCATCAAGTGAGGCAGAGGTAGATGCGTAAAAGATGATGGTTACGGGTGAACTTTTCTCAACCCTACCTCTCTATGATGCGATAATGGAGAGTACGGAACGGACGTGTGTCAATCAGGGAGGCACAGCGTCAGGAAAGACGTACTCCATTATGCAGGTGCTCTTTACGTTGGCGATGGCAGAGGCTCGTCAGGTTATCACGGTCGTAGGTCAGGATATCCCAAACCTGAAAGTAGGTGCATATCGTGATGCAAAGACAATCCTTGAGAGTAGTGCCCTCCTCCGTATGTGGTTTCCCACCATCAACGAGGGAGAGCGTATCATCAAGTGTGTCAATGGCTCGCTGATAGAGTTTAAGTCGTATGCTGACGCTCAGGACGCAAAGAGTGGTAAGCGTGATTACCTATTCATCAACGAGGCGAATGGTATCAGCTATGAGATATATTGGCAGTTGTGGATTCGTACCCGTAAGCGTGTATTCATAGATTACAACCCTACGGCACGCTTTTGGTGTCACGATGAGGTAATAGGCAAGCCGGACACCCGTCTGATTATCTCCGACCATCGAAAGAACTATTTTCTGTCTGAGGACGAGCACCAGCGTATCGAGGGAATCTCCGACCCTGAGTTATGGAAAGTGTACGCCCGTGGCTTGACGGGAAAGATAGAGGGCTTGGTTTTGACGAACTGGGAGATTTGCGACAGTCTGCCACCGAGGGAGGAGTGGAAAATGTCGTGCTATGGGCTTGACTTCGGATTCACTAACGACCCATCGGCACTTGAGCAGGTGGTATTGGCACACGGGGAGTTGTGGATTGATGAAAAGATATACTCCACTGGTTTAACTAATCCCGAGATAGCTAACAAGGTTAAGGAGGAGGGAATCAATAAGGAGCAGCAGATTGTTGCCGATTGTGCTGAACCAAAGAGCATAAGGGAGTTGCAGGGTTTCGGTCTGTGGGTGTCTGCCTCGCCAAAGGGTGCTGACAGCATAGTATCAGGACTGGATATCCTTAAGCGTTACCGAATACACGTTACAAGACGTTCTATCGGCATACTGAGCAACCTCAGAGCATATAAGTGGAGTAAGGACAGAGATGGTAATACGACAAACAAACCCGAGGACAAGAACAATCACGGAATAGACGCTATCCGTTATGTAGCCTTAGCGAAGTTGCCACAGCACCGTGAGGTGCGAGGAGTACGGAGGCGTAACTGAGGTCTGTGCCACAGCGTATATGAATAGTAGTATTGCAATAGTCAATAGTCGTAAGATTTATGGTTTTAGTTAGGTTAATTTATAAAATCCTTCTATTAGTTATATTTTGAATTGTTGATAATAAGACGGCACAGACATTTGTTTTTATCGAGTTTGAAAGGGCAGGCACTGGTACGTGAGTATCGGTGCTTGTTTCGTTAAATAAACGTAAAATATAAGGAATGAAGTAACAACGGATAAGGAAAATCCTTATCTTTGCACCCACATAGCAGGGGGTTAGTTGTGTGCATTACTCATTCAATTAACAACATCTTAAACAGAAAAATTATGCAAGTATGTAATTGTCCCGCAGCAACGGCTTTACCAACAATCCCTGCTGCACAATGCTCCGAGACATTCGGACAGATTCAGAAAGTAGCATTTCAGCGTTTGAAGTTATCAGATGGTACTGATAACACTTTTGATGACGCTACCACTGCAACAGACATCAAGAAGAAAGCAGCTTGGACTGCCAAGATGGCTCTCTCGACAAGCGGTAAGATTGTTATCTCTCCTTACATTCAGGCTCCAACCTCTGAGGCTGGAGATGCACGCACCTTTGGCGGTGGTAACGACACTCTCGGTGGTATAGAGATGATAATCGGACGTAACCCAACAACATTCTCAGGAGTGCTGCGTGGTGTTCCTCAGTCAGTTATCAAGGTAATGAAAGAACTCCAGTGCGAGGCTCAGGCAGATAATCTCGGTGTGTTCCTCTTTGATGAGAACGGCAACATCGAGGGTATCAAGCATACTTGGACTACTGGTGCAGGCACAGAGCAAGACCCGACCGTTACCCACGTAGGTTATAAGCCAATCCCCATTCGTGCGCTGTTCATCAGTGATAAGGCTCACGGAGGACTGGAAGCCCCTGACAGCAACAACATCAGCTGGTCGTTCAAGCCAAACTTCTCTGATGATTTGGCTATCGTCACTCCTGATGATTTCAACCCACTTACCGACCTCGTTCCCGCAACATAATCCTCAAGGCAATGGCAAAGGTAACAAAGGTAACCCTCGCCACTGAGAACGGGGGAGAAAAGCATAAGTTCGACATCGACCACGCAGAGCGCATACTGGCGATACCGAACAGCGGTTGGAAACTCGTTGACAATGATTACGAATACGTAAATGGCTCTATCAGTAGAAGAAATACGAAGAAAGGCAAGTGAGCAGCGTAAGCGTCAGACTATAACGCTGGCTGTACTGCATCAGAACAGACTTAGATTTCACGCTGAGGTTGTTCCGAGCACGCCTGCTTTGGCAAGCTGGACTTATCGCGGTCGTCAGTTAGGGGAAAAGCAACCCCTACTGGCTGGTCGTGAGGGAGTGGCTCAGGCACTGACGGATTTTATGTCGATGGTGGAGAATCTCATACCATCGGATAAGTTCCAAGTCTTTAAGACGCTGTTCCGTTTCCCCGTGCTTACCAATGAGGTGCTTGCTGTCTGCTATGACAAGCTGAGTAGAATCTTTGACGGACGCGACCCCGCTTTCAGCTATCAGTTTGCAACGACTGAGTTGAGAGATGACTGGGAGTGGTATCGTCAGGAGAAACTCGGAGAGCAGAACGTTTGGCAAAGCAAGGGCTGGGATTACTTCAAGACACAGATTAATTCGGTGCTTGTCGTTGACCTGCCCACAGAGCAAGACAGCACAGACCGCTACCCACAGCCTTACTTCTACTGGTTACCAATCAAAGATGTTATCGACTTCAAGGCAAACCCGACAAGCGGGCAGATGGAGTGGATTATATTCCATCAGGACGGAGAAAAGATAGCTGTTATTGATGATGCAAGCTATCGTATCTTTGATGCTAAGAACGGCACTATCGGAGAGTTGGAGGTGGAGAATCCCCACGACCTCGGTTATTGCCCTGCCCGATTCTTTTGGAGTGAGCCGATAAGCCTCGACAAGCCCGATATCAAGCAGTCGCCAGTTACTAAGGAACTTGACCGACTGGACTGGTATCTGTTCTATGCCCTGAGCAAGCGCAATCTTGATATGTACGGCTCATATCCTATCTATTGGGGTTATGAGCAGGAGTGCGACTATCACGATGATACAACGGGCGACTATTGCGAGGGTGGTTTCCTGAAAGATGAGCACCAGCACTGGAAGTATGACAGCAATGGATTGCTTATGCCCTGCCCCGTCTGTTCAAAGAAACGACTGGTTGGAGCAGGCTCTTTCGTAGAAGTGCCAGTGCCTCAGGAGGGACAGCCTGACCTCAGCAACCCCGTTGGTATGCTTGCGGTAGATAGAGAGGGCTTGGACTACAACAGCACGGAGGTAGAGAAACTACGTTTGGATATCATCACGGCTATCGTAGGACAGAACGAGGAGATAACCCAGCGTGAGGCAGTCAACGAGCAGCAGGTTAAGGCTAATTTCGAGAGCCAAAGCACCGTGCTGAAACGAGTTAAAAAGGGATTTGAGGAGGCTCAGAAGTTCGTAGACGATACTTGCTGTAAGCTACGTTACGGAACGGCATTCCTGAGCAGTTCGATAAACTACGGAACGGAGTTCTATCTGCTTACCACTGACGAGTTACGTGAGCGTTACAAGCTGGCTAAGGAGGCAGGAATGAGTGAGGCAGACCTTGACGCTCTGTTACAGCAGATTATCGAGACGGAGTACCGCCATAACCCGCAGCAGATGCAGCGTATGATTATCCTCTCCGACCTTGAGCCTTACAGACATCTTACACGCAACGAGGTACAGACGCTCTACAAGGATAGCCTGATACCCGTTGAGCAACTCTTAGTCAAACTCAATTTCGCTGACTTCATCAAGCGTTTTGAGAGGGAGAATATGAACATTATAGAGTTCGGTGCTAACATCGAATATGACAAGAAGATAGCGACCATCAAGGAGCAGCTAACGAAGTATGCCGAGGAGATTAAGCAGCCCGAAAAAGTAGAACCAACAAATTTAGAATAAAATGACAAAGCAAACCCAACAGATGCCGCTTTTGATGATTATAGGCGACATCGCTCACCTGACCGACAAGGAGGTAGAGCAGATTAAAAAGTACATCGAGTTGCAGACAATCCTCGATGTGGAGTTTAAGGACGCTGATGGCGAGGTAATGATTCCTACTGGTGTCATTCCTGAGGTACTGGCAGCCGATGGCTCAGTAACCAGCAATGCCTACGTGACCGTCATCAAGAACGGCTCTATCGTCAAGGCTGAGGTTACAGAGAAACTCTCTGCACCAGTCATCAAGGGCACAAGTCCTTATGAGTTGTCTACAAAGGTAAGTATCGAGGCTCGTGAGGGCTGCGACATCTACTATACCACAAATGGCGATACTCCTACAAAGGACAGCACACCATACGAGGGCGAGATTACCATCACTGAGACGACCACCATCAAGGCTATTGCCATCAAGGGCGAGTTGACAAGTGATGTTGCCAGCAAGACATTCACTGAGGAGACAAAAGCACCCGTCATCGCTGGCGAAACTCCTTTCGAGAGTACCACAGAGGTAACAATGACAGCCTCAAAGGACGCTAAGATTTACTACACCACCAATGGCGACACACCAACAGCCGAGAGCACAGAGTATACCGAGGCAATAACCCTCGAAGCAACCACTACCATCAAGGCTATCGCAGTGCTGGGCGGTACTTCAAGTAGCGTGGCAAGTAAGACATTCACAAAGTCTTAACATATTGTTTCACTAAATAAAAAGTATTATGAGAGTAAAGTTTGGAAATGCGACCAAAGATGTTCCCATCTTAGAGGTTACACCTGAGAATTACATCGTACCCAAAGGAGAGGAGGGTACTTACCACTGCCGTATAGAGCAGCGTCAGTTCAATCCCCGTACCGGTCAGCGACTGAGTAAGCCTTTTATTCAGAAGTTCGAGCCAAAGACGTGGGCAGCCACAGCACGCAACTTGCGTCAGCAAGGCTGGGAGATTGACATACTCTACGACCCCACCAACTATCTCAAGGAGCAGGAGGAAAAGGCTAACCTGACTGCACAGCAGATAGCAGCAGCCAAAGCTAAGGCAGAGGCAGAGCGCAAGGCAGCCGAGCGTCAGGCACTCAAGGAGGAGTTGCTTGCAGAACTCAAGGCAGCAGGCGTTATCCCCGACAAGAAAGAGGCTAAGGGTGGTAAAAAGAACGGCAAAGGCTCTGACGAGGGAAAGGCTGACACCTCAGAGAAATAGTCAGTCATAACTAAATATCAAAGGGTAAGATATGATTACTATTGAAATGTTGGCGGCTGATGCCGCACTTGCAGGGCTTACAGATGAGCAGAAGAACGCTATTGCCCTAATGTCGAAGAATGACGAGGAGGTTGTTATCGGCAACCGATTCAGAGAGGTTTACAATCGCCTTGATGAGAGCATAGCCAAAGAGACGGGTATTGCCCGTAATGGCGATGAAAAGACCTACAACTACTTGGAGCGTGCCGCAAGGCAACTCGCTGCAAAGGCTAACAGCGTAGATGGATTGAATACCAAGATAGCTGATTTGACAAAGGAGCGTGACAAACTCAAGCAGCAGGTAGCAGAGGGAGGCGATGAGGCAACCCGTAAGCAACTGGCTCAGGCAACAAAGGACTTGGAGGCTGTACGTGCTCAGTACGATACGCTCAAGGCTGACTTTGATAAAGCCAAGACAGACCACGCCAATGAGTTGCTCGGTGTTCAGATTGACAATGTGCTCTCAGGAGCAAAGGCAGGGTTGAAGTTCAAGGCTGAGTTCCCTCAGGCAGCAACGGACACACTGCTTGCTCAGACTCTCAATAAGGTTAAGGGTATGTCGCCCGAATTTATTGATGATGGCAAGGGCGGTAAGCGACTGGTATTCAAGGGGGAGAATGGCGAGATAGCACGCGACCCTGAGAATCACTTGGAGCCATACACAGCCGAGGCTCTGTTGAAGAAAGAACTCCGTGTAATGGGAATCCTCGATGAGGGCAGACAGCAGCAGGGTGGCGGCACAAGCCGACCACACCAGCAGCAACAGCAGGGAGGTGGTGCACCCGTAGATATCACTATGGCACGCACACAGACAGAAGCATCGGAGATAATAGCCAAACAGCTGATGCAGCAAGGGTTGATTAATGGCTCAAAGCAGTATCAGGAGGCTTTCAGCAAGGCTTGGACTGATGGAAACGTTAGTGCTTTGCCTATCCAGTAATATGAGAGAAATCAACGGGCAAAGGGTAAGCCCACGAAGTTAAACAATTTAAAACAAAAGTATTATGAGTTTAGTAGCAACAAGACTTCAGAACTGGCGAATTTCAAATCCTGAGTTGGATAAGAATATGGCTCGCCCACTTGAGTATGGAGCGTTGGACTTCTTCGTGGAGCAGACCGATGCACCTAACTCAATCATCTCATCGAATCTGCGTGACCGCGCATTCGCCTCTATGGGCAATACGGTGCAGGTTCCAGTTATCAACTACGATGGCGATGTTACCGTAAGCAACACTCGCTCTTGTGTAATCGAGGATAACGAGAACACCTCAGCCCTCTACACCGTAGTTTGGACTACTTACAGCGTTGGCTTTACAATGGTTCCGACCTTGTATATGAACAACGAGATTACCTATCAGCACGACTTCGAGCGTAAGATGGAGAAAATCTGTCGTGCACTTGCCCTCGCTCTCGATGGTGCAGCCATCACTGCACTTGAGGCAGCCAAGACGCAGGTATTCAAGGACACTCTCCAGTATCAGGTATCGAGCAATGTAATCAACGTGCCTACTCAGATGGCTACCGAGATTCTTGGCGACCTGAATCCAATTATGCGTGCTAATGCTTATCCTCAGACAATCCACCTGATTGGTAACGCTGGAGTTGATAGCCTTATCCGCAAGTTGGCTCAGCACGGAGTTTACAATGACGTGAACAAGCGTATGGAGTATGATGGTAAGATTCTCCACTACACCACCCAGCTTGCTAACGCCTCAGAGAAGATTGGTACTCTGTTCGCTGTCGCTGATGGTAACGTAGGTGTCCTGACACGTGTTGACCGAGAGGCTCTGCGTAGAGCAAGTGCCAACTTCCACGAGTGGGACGTTGTACGCCTGCCATTCGTTGACCTGCCAGTAGGTAGCCATTACTACACAGCCGTAGGCGACCAGTCAAGTATCGCTGGCGATGCAAGTGCCGATATGGTATGCAATGTAAAGGAGTACTTCGGTTTCTCTGTTGACGTGGCATTCATCGTGGCTTACAACTCTGCACCAAGCAGCGTTGCCAACCCAATCATCAAGGCACAGATTGCTGCACCAGCAGCTAACACACCAATCGCAACTCCAGTATACGTTACCAACGCTGCTGAGTTCCAGCCCTCTCAGTCATAGGGCGTGGTGTAAGTGAGAACTCTCCACAGACTTCTCATAATAACCAAGCGGGGAATGGGTGCAAGATTCCCGTTCCCCGTGTTATTTTTATAAACCTCAGAGGAAAAGAAAGATGATACGCATACAGACTATTCAGGAGGCACTACTGCACCTTGTCGGCTGGCAGCAGTCCTACGACCCACAGAAACAGATTGATGCAGCCCTCACGGAGAGTGAGAGCGGATTGATGTTCCAGCAGGCGCACCCGATGGTAACGCTTGAGAACGTCCGCAGCATTATGCCTGAGAATTTCCTATACCAGTACCCATCGTACAGCGCACAAAGCACCTATAAGCCTGAGGCAAAGG